GCCATACCCATCACTGGTGTATGGTTAATGCGAAGACGTGCCAGTGTACTTGAACTGGACTTTGAGTCTGCTTCCGCAGCAATACCCATAGCTTTAGCCATAGCAGCAAAGTTATTGGTATCAATAGTTGTGAGTTGAGACATATTTTACTCCTTATCTCAGGAAAGTTTGGTAGTTATATCAGATTACGTCTTTGGTGTCAAGCCAATTCAGACCAATTTTTGCCTCTAAAAGCAAAGGTACATTGAATGTTATTCCCCACCGCATTGTGATTAAATCAGATAACTCTCTGTTTGTTTTATTAATCACTTCAATGACTGCTTTCTCTTCATCAGGGTGAACATCAACAACAATGCTATCATGTACAGTATTTACCACACAAGACTTCATAGTGTCAAGAAGTTTTTCAATGTGCATCAGTGCTAATGGTACAATATCTGCTGTTGCAAATGACTGTACGGGATAGTTCTTTATCTGTGTAAAGTGACTGATACGACCACCCATCTTACGTACTACATCAGGGAAAGAAAACTCACGACCAGATGGTGTTACAATCTTTCCCGTGTTAAGAGCCTGACTAGCCAAAGTCTTATGCCATTCAGCAACCCCTTTGTACTTTTCGGTGAAGTGTTCATAATATGCAGCTTCAGCAGCCGTGCGTCCAAAGCCTGTTGCCCCATAGAGGGGTGCGAAGGTATGCGCTTTCGCATCCTGCCTACTCGTAGGTTGACCAGCATCGGTAATAACTTTAGCGGTGTAACTGTGTACATCAAATCCAGTAGATACTTCTTCAATGGCTACTCCATCTTGTGATAGGTAAGCTGCCGCACGAAACTCTAGCTGTGCAAAGTCAGCTTCCATAATTTTACCACCATCCCATCTGGATACAAACACCTTCTTCACAGGGAATGTACCACCACGTGGCATGTTTTGCATGTTAGGGTCAGCACCAGAGAACCTGCCAGTAGCAGTGCGATGCTGTAGCAGACGGACATGCAACTTACCGTCAGCCTTCTTGTGTGTCTTAATGCCCTCAACGAAAGAGGACAAGTATGTTTCAACAGCAGATAGTCTGCGTACCTTAGACAAGAATGATACAGCTTCATCCATGCCCTTTGTCTTGGCTACACGTTCAAGTATTTCAAGGTTTTGCTTACTTGTGCTGAAACCATTTGCAGATGCCCACTTAGCTGAAGGTGGTTTAAACTTCAGACCAGCTACAGTAGTAGAAGGACGGAGAATATAACCCATAGTATCACAAGAAGGGCATCTATTTGCTTTTGCGTAAAGAGTTCCATCCTTCTTTACCTTTCTTACATAACCAGTTCCATCACACTGCTCACACTTCTCTGCTGTAGTTTTAGTCAGCTTCTGTGTGCCTATGTTCATTGTAGTTCTGAAATCTGCATCATCCATGTATGGGTCAATGCGATTAGCCCACTGTGTTTTGTCCAACACCTTGCGACTATATATAACCCATGACAGTTGTTCTGGGCTGTTCAAATTGATAGGTGTGTCACCCATAAGGTCACGTACTTGTTGTTGCAAGTCTGATTGAAGTTGTTTCTTTTCTTCTTCAAACTCTTTCTGCACATTATCCAATGCGGCTTCATCAACGTAAAAACCATTCTGATATATTCGTGCCAGTGTAACACATACCTGATTAGTCAAAGTAACTGTATCATATAAACTGCTATCTGAACTCTTTAGACGATACATCAACTTATCTGCCAGTTGTTGTGTGGCACGAAGGTCAGCAACAAGATACTCGCACAACTCATGATGTGGAATATCACGCGTACTATAGCCTTGCTTGAAATAATTCTTTAGCGTGTCCTGCTTCTTTGTGTCCAACTCATACCGTTCAGCACAAGCCTCAAGTGACAACGGTTGCTTCTGTCCACGCTGTAGTACATACTCAGCAAGCATTGTATCAAACACAGGACCATCATACTTGAAGCCTGACTCCCACAGCCACAGCAAGTCGTGTGCGGCATTGTGGCAGATAAGAACAGTAGTGTTGTCTAGTTTGTTCTGAACAACCTCATGTCCTCTATAAGTTGGCTCACATTCACTGTGGTCAAAGGTTATAATTGTTTCCCAACCTTTGTCATCTCTCATACCAACCATCGTAAGTGAGTTGGTAGGCTCAAACGGGTCAAGGTGTAACTTACCATCACGTGTTACAGTGGTGTTTTCTACATCAAGTGTTAATTTCATTTAACTTCTCCTTATGGGCTTGGAGATATCTAACAGCATTTATAACTGTAGTCAAGTCATCTCTGAATCCACCAAGACCATCATTACAGTGCTTGCATATATAACCACGAAAAGTATCTGTGTCATGGCAATGGTCAAGCACCCATGTTCCTAGTAGCTTCTGACCAAACTTATTGACTTCATCAATAGTGCGCTGGCAGATAGGACATTTGTAATTTTTATCCTGTGGATATACATTTTGTTTTCTAAGGTCAGCAATTACTTTGCGATGCCCTTTCTGACAAGAACGGCAAGTTCGCTTTATCTCTGCTTCACCTGTTTTGGTATATGACATCTGCTGAAAGTTTGTAACAGGCTGGCGTATCTCGCATTTGATACATACCAACCCATCTTCACAAACCTCTTGTACAATGTCAAACATTTCTAGTTGGCTCATGCTTCATACCTTGAAGTTTTATACTGCAACTGACAATGCACTACACCATGCCAACCTGTCAACTTATTTTTTACTACATTCAAGTGACGCTGTGTATCTTCTTCGTCCTGCCCATCAACGACAGGGTTCTTGGCAATCAGAACCATAAGGTCAGCTTCAGCAGCTTTACCTGTGCGTGACCCTTCCATCATGGATTGGTTGAGGAGTACCTTACCCTCTGCCTCTGCTGATAGCTGAGACATATAGAATATAGCACACTCATGTTCCTTTGCAATCTGACGAGCATGAACAGCATTGGCTTTCAGTGCTTCATCCTGTCGTGCATATCCGCCCTTGGCAAACTTGTCACCCATATCAAGCAACACGATGTCAGGCTTGTATGTCTTGCAGATAGACTCTACCCAATTCATATCACGACCAGTAGCATCCTTAATCTTGATGCGTTCCTTCACTGGCTGGTACAGGTCACGTGCCTTGCTAGGATTCTGTTTGATTTCCTTCATGGTCATGCCTGTTGCAGCAGTCAGGTATCTAGCACCTACACGGTGATAGCCTTCTTCATTACACAACACAATGCAGTTAGCACCCTGATGTGCAAACCCTGACGGGCTGGCAATCAAGCTGGCATGGAACGATGTCTTACCTGTGTTAGGTCTAGCACCAATCTCAATCAGGTGACCGGCATTTACCCCTTCCACCTTACGTGTCAGGCTAGGGATGTTGAATGTCCAACGTGCCTCAAGGTCTGCCTTAGACATCAGTGTGTCCATGTCGATGTCATCCCACTCAACACGAAGGTCAGGTGTGAAGTCATCACTGTATTGTTCAAGCAGATTACGTAGTGGCTCAAGGCTAGACTTGTCACCGTTGACATAATCAAAACCAAGATTGGCAATGTCCTCACCAACAACCTGTTGGAACAGCTTAGACAGAACCTCACCTGCAATGTCACCACCAAGTGGCTCTTCCTTCTTGATGTTATGAAACAGAGCAGAGTATGCTTGCTTCTGTGCCGTAGTCAGTGTGGGATTGTTAGACATAAACAATGCCTCAATCTCATCTGGTGTTACGCTACGCTCATATCTCTGCATGGCAGTGTCAATGGCTTGCTTAATCTTGCGTACATCCTTACTGAACAACCTGTCAGGGCAACGTGCGCCACGATGGTCATCGTAGAACTCACGGTTCATAAGGCTTCTAATCAGTGATAATTCCATTTAGTTCATCTCCTATCTCTCTAAGGTTATTTATATCTACATCTCTACGGTACTTCAGGTCATCTGTCAATCTTAATACCCTCACTGTGTTTACATGACCACGTAATTCTTTTGCAAAGGCCAGTGTCTTTGGCAAGGCATCTGGGTCTAGTGCAATGATAGCTGAAGAGAACTGTGAGAGATACCTCTTGTGTCCTTCTGATAACGATGTTCCCAACACAGCAACACCAACAAAAGCATCGTTACCTACAACTGCGGCACTCACACAGTCCTCAACAACTACAGCTACCCTACCACAACCAAACGAATAGGGCAAGCTGCTTTTGCCATACCGCTTCCACTTGGGAAGTCTTTTCAGTACGGCACGTCCTGCAGCGTCAACCAACTTACCGCCATGCAGGACAGGAAACACAACACGGTCTTCCTTTACATCATACATCAATCCATGCTCTGCAAAGTCAAGACCCCATGTGCTACAGAAACGATTAGCAAAAGTATTATCTGAGTAATTCACCACATAGGGTGGCAACTCAAATGATTCATCAGCAAACTTCTCTGCATCACGAAGACTAGCACGTATGTCATCAGTAGTCAACTGTACACGTGTACCACCCTTAACACCACAAGATGATTTGTAACAATTCCATACAAGTGAACCCATGTTATTGGTCACAGTGAATGTCTTGTACCCATTACAGTTAGGACAATTCATTCTCTTTGTATGTCCATTAGGTATATCCATATCACTTATAGTGTTATATATATTATTCATGTATTAATCACTTTCCTTTGCGGCACTTGCTATGCTTGTACCATGATTTTTACGCTGTGTCAATGCATAATCTGCACTTGTTAGTGTATTTTTTATGTATGGCTGTACACTTTGTGGATTAGCATGTCCTGTAACCGACATTATTTGTCCGATACCGACACCAGCCTCAACCATTTCTGTTGTACCAGTCCTTCGTAAGTCAGACAAGCGAAGTTCCTTTGGCAGTCCGGCCTCATCCATAATCTCACGTGCATATAATGGTAGCTTGTGCAGTGAGTATGGTGTGTATTCTCCACGTATTGGTTTAGGACGTGGTGCTACATATTCTTGAAACCCAAAGTCCTCATTCTGCTGTACAAGCATTTGATATAGGTCATCACTGATAGGTAAGAATACCTCTGCCCTACGCTTTGATTGTTCAATATGTACTGTCTGTTCTATTAGGTTGACGTTATCCCATGTGAGCATACGCATATCACCAAGACGCTGACACCACTCCTATGCCATCTGTGCACTCAGTCCTATGTTACGCGACCTCAAATCGCTGTAGGCTACGTCTAAGAACCTTTGTACATCATCCCTACCCCAGACAACCTTACGCCTCTCAGCGGCTCTCTTACGGACGATAGAGAAAGGATTTGTCAGGCATAGTTCTTCACGTACACCGTGATTAAACACGATGC